TCATCTATGTAATTTATTCTCACATACCCATACTTCTTTGATTCGCTCATTCCAATTCACCTCTTTACCTCTAATTCGTAACAGTTGTTTGTGAGCATATCCAATGTACAAAGGAGTTCTTCAATTAAATCATCCTTGTTCTTGAATACCATTCTGTTGATTGCATCATCATCATCCCAATCGTCCATGTCTGTATCTTCTTTCCTTTCAATCAAAATATATCTAACCATTTTTCTCATTCCTCTTGTGTTGTTCCTTTATATTCACTCGACTTCTTTCTTCGCCTCAAAGAACGCCATGCGCTCTGCCCACTCATCATCCTTGAAGCCCATCTTATCAGCCAAGCACACCTCTGCGAGTAAGACAAACGCAGGGTGCTTCGCTATTGCTGTGGCTTTGCCATGTTTGTTCACTTGCCAAAAGTTAGTGTGTTGTCTGATTACCCATTCAATCATATCATTGAACGACAATACAATATTGTTGTATTCAGAATACTTCTCTGCGAATATATCTGCTCCTACACTCTCATGTTTGACGAAGGAATGGAAGCCCTTACCATCTCCCTTCCATACAGCACAGTCTTGCTTACCTATGTCATGAAACACAAGAGCCCAAAAACCTACAGTTGTTCTTTTGGGATTCTCCTTCCACTTGTTGAACGCTGCTATCATGTGGGCGTGTAGTGAGCCATCACCTTCCGGGTGATACTTCGGGCTATGGAATAACTCATCCATGTTATCAAACTCAGGAAACTCATTGAGTATATTCAAGAACTCCTTCAAACTTACTTCATTCATGTTCATTTTTTATCACTCCAAAACTAATGTAATCTAGTACCATCTTTCCCCCTATAAGTATGAAACATGCTGATACGATTACAATAGGAAATACATCCACTATATTCATTCACTCACCACCTTCAGCAATTGACAATTTCATCTCCTTAATGCTCAACTGATATGTTTCAGGCGAGCAGTATTTTTTCACAACCCAACTTTCATACTCAGAAACACAACAAGAACTCACAAATGGAGTCCAACCTTCTCCTTTACCAATCACAACATGACGGGGCTTCACAGAAGTAAAGCGACCACAATTACAACACCTGTATTCGCTCATTCTTCCTCATCCTCCATAGCATCTCTCAACTCGTCCCAATCAATCGCTGTGAAATCAATTAAGTCAGCATAGAAATTTGCGGTTGTGCCTCGTCTGTTATGCAAACCTAACATTTCATTAAATTCATCTTGAATTGTTTCCTCTAAGAAATCTATGTCTCTTTTTGTCGTAGGCTCAAACCAAAGATTGACCAACCAAGTTGCTCTGTTTCTCCAGCCGTTCATTAGAGGTCCCTCCGTGGAGCGTAGTCATTTGGAGTCTCAATAGTAAAGCAATGCCTGTCGCTGATTTTAGAAGTGGGGGCACAGTAGTACCCGTTACCTTCGTGATATTCCATGTCTGATTCTTGACCCACTTCTCCACACGATTTACACACCAACCATCCTTCCGGGCGCCCTTCCATCCATTCCGGCGGAGAGTTTTCAGCCATAAAAATTTGAAACGCTTCGTACATCTTAACGGTAATCTCGGTACTATGTTTCTTTAGCCATTCTTCTATATCAGATTGAAAATCAGCGGTTATTATTCCGTTATCCTCAAAATAACAGAACCTCTTGTGCGTCAATATCGCACCCAAAACATCTCTATAATCAAGGCGAAGCCTAACCCATCCATCAGGCTTATCAACATCGGCGAAACCGACTAATTCTACGCCATCCATCAGGGTCGCCCCCCACAATCCTTGAGGCTGAGTAGGTATTCTACCCACCACGATTCGACAGAGATAGAAGGTGAAGCCATCAGACCAACCTCCAATCATTATTGAGTACAAATGCTTGTATGCTCCAACCGTAAGGCATGAGACTTCTATTGGCAAAGATGGTTCCCGATTCAGGATAGCGACCTCCCCCAGTCCATTTACCGACTAGTTTCCAAGACGGGTCAGTTGCAATAGAAACGAACCGACAAAGACCTGTTAGATTCTTAGACGAAATACGCTTCATATTTTTCGCTCCTTAATTTCTATGAGATTGTGAGGACAGACATGAATTGCATTGTCCTTGTCTAAGTGTTCTCGCACCGTATGAGGGGGTAATTCCTCCCCACATCGGTTGCATCTAATACCACTAATTACTGTCATATCAAAGTTAGGGTCGAGGCTACTCATAGTATTCTTCCGTCCCTTTTCTACTATATTAATGCATTGATATTGTGATTTAATCACAGGTTGTTTTTGAGTATTCTCTGTATGTAATTTATACTACTATTGTATGATTGTATCATCTCTATCAGAATAATTCGGTGGGTGTTTATCTCAGTCATTGCATCCCTCAAGTCAGTTGTCAGGCGTCTGTAATCTTTATTACTATACATACTATACCTCTGAGTAACTCCATCTGCATAAACATCGGGGTATGGTAACACTAACAATTCTTTCCAGTTGAGAATGAATTCTACAAAAACTGCCGCTCTTTGCCGGGTATCAGAGCATTTGTCTAATTTTGATTTGAGGTCTAATGGTGTAGGCTTCGTTAGCGGTTCCATTGTGAATTCGGGCCATCTCAAACATACCTCTCCCCCGGGTATTCCGCTGCGTGTCTTTAGCATTTCCATGATAGAATCATACAATTCTGATTGACCAGCCGTGTAGTATCTGTTCCAGTCGGGGAAATTTTCCTTCCACGCTTTGTCTTCCCCCACTTTACGCATGTAAGAATCAAACTCTGAAATTATCGGAGTCGCCAACAACTTCTCTGCCCATCCCGGTGTATGTAATCTGAATCTATATCCGTTACTGAAAGTGCCCGAGGGTACTAGTGCTTTAGTGACCATATCTTCTGTGAGCGTTTTTATGTCACTATGAATCCGCTTACTTACTGGTTCTCCGTTGTTGTATTGCTCACTAAACTTGGGTGATAAGTAACAAAACTTAGGCCCGAATTCACAACCGAGTTTTTCTAGGGAATCTCTAATACCCCACATAACATGGTTGTACTCCGTTTTGATGGCTTTCGCCATATCCTTTATGTTGCTAACATACTGCTCGTTCGTAGCCTTCTTAGACTCGTACCTATTATCATCTACTTTAGAGTAAAGGTAATCAACGAAAGGTAACAAATTTCCTATAATGTGAAATTGGTTTTCTGCCAGCGCTTTTTTCTTCCCGGTATATCTACGCTGGGTCTGCGGCCATGTTCTCTTAGCGTTAGGTGGGTATCCCTCTCCTTTGTTCTTATTCCAACGAATCTTGTTATTGTAGCCGGAAGTATCTACGGTAAAAATGTAATCTTCCCAATCTTCTAATTCTCTACACGCTTGTTCAAAATCCTCTCTTGAAACACCGCCAAGTTGTCTAGCCAAACTGTCTAGATTAGACTTAAGTGTGGTATAATCCTTGCCACGGTAACCGAATCCCCACGGAGTAAAGAAATTTCCAGCAGCCCTTCTTAATGCATTCATTACCTTAACGAAAGCATGACTCATTTTGTGATGTCGGCTCTGTCTTAGGTCGGTCCACTTAATGCTTTTTTTAGGAGTATAACCTACGGGTAAATCCTTTCTGAAAATTAAGAAGCGATTTTTTTCGTGAGAGACAGCGTCCAAGTCACTTTCGTCTGTAAGCATCAAAATTTCCATCGCTTCTTCTTTCTCCATAATTTTTCGCCCCTAATTTTTCTATTCTATGTTTATATTATTGTGAATCTTATTCATGAATTCGGACTCCATCATCGAAGTAACCTATATCGGTGATTTCTTCTTCGTTAATCCATTTGATAATAAAATGAAACCAATCTTCTACTGCATTTCTCCATTCACCATCATTAGGAATACGGTGCCACCCATCCTCTCTCAATGCCTTTTTCCCTCTATTGAAAAATAAATTTTCTCTCCGGCTTTCTAACCTACAAAAATAGGTGACCGTGAATGGTGTGTTTGGTATATCCACAGTAGCAGACACCGACGGGATACCCGTCTTACCTAACGATATATGACTGATATGTGAATTCCCGAAGCCTTCGGGAGAGGTAGGGGATACTTCCTGACTCTTAAATTTCCATCCCCATAATTTAACCCTGACTTCTTTGAAAGTATTCGTTATTCTACGAAACGCGAAAACATCGCAAAAAATATCTAATTGCGTTTGTTGATTCATGTTTCTTCTTCCTCGTTCTTATCTGCGTCTTCGTGAGTCATCCACTTCTCGACCCAATCGGTTGTCTTCACATAGGATTCTCTGTGTGTTTTTTCGTTAAGCCATGCCATCTGTTGATTACTACTGCTCTCGTTGTAGTGAAAGTCGGCTGCTACATGGAATTCACATTTAGGGCATTTACCCATGACGACGATATTATCGTTGGCTTCGCCGCTTGAATCTAGATGACTATATCCTAACTCAACCACAAAAGGCTCTTCGCATACAGGACAAATCAGGGGGTGAATATGGCCGCTCATGTTTTGCCACCGTCCAAACCCGGAAATACCTTCTTGAAAATTTTAGCGGTTGTTTTAGTTGTCTCGACATGTGAACGCATCCTCTCCAATCTGTTTCTCAAGAATTCTTCTATCTCAGTAAAATGGAAAGAAGGCATCGCTTCTTCAAAATCCTCTCTCGCCTCACCGCCTTCTATCAAAGCAAACATTTCTTCCACCGTGGTAATTAAATCGTCCATCTCTCTGAACCATTGTTCCCTACTTTCTCTGATGATGGCTTCGTCGCCTTCTCGGGTCATACTATCTCCTACTTATGGGTACTTATAAACCTGTGGATATTGTGATTTATTCATCCAAACGATTGAGCCCACACTTGGTATCAATTTGCTGGTGGATAAATTTTAAGATTTCTTCTGTGTGGTCGCAGTACGCACCCACGACAAAATTATTTTCATCATAGAATTCGATTCGGAAACCCACGGCTGTTTTTACTATCTCAAATTTCAGACTCATAGATTTCACCCGTGATATTTTCTGCGATATGAACCGTTCCTTGTTACGGCCCATTTGAACCCCAACTGCTGACAAACACACCCTTCGGGGTCTGTCTCAGGCGTGCCACAGGAACGGCACAGTTTCCGTATTTTGACTGGTTGTTTTCTACCGTCGGGTTTGGTCATACTAGAACCGCCACGGTTGCGCCTACTAGAACAGCGAGAAAACCAAGAGTAATTTTTAGCATGAAAATCAACTCCCGAATCTCTGCATCGTAAGGGCGCTCTTGTCTATATGGAAAAATCGGTGGTGGAACATTCTTCTTACCAAGTGGCCTTCCGAATTTATCAGTCGTGGGAATTCCATCCTCTACCATCGGCTTACCTCTTTCGGGTCGTAGTATTCTCCGCCTTCTTGCATCTCAGGCAACGCTACATAGGCCGTTGTTTCGGTTGCGCTGTCGTGGACATACTCTTGAGCATTGGAGTTGTACACGGCCTGTTCAGCCTTGTTGCGTGCATCCTCTTCGCTGTCTGCTTCTACGATTAACTCGCTTATCACTATCTCTTTTACTGTGCATACATATTTCATTATCTTGTCCTCCCTTTGCGTAAATTTCGCTTTTGGAAATGCCAACCCCCGCCTTTGATAGCGCGGTTGCGACAGGCAACGGTACAGAACATGCGACTGTTCCATTGTTTATCGCTGATAGAATGCTGTCCCGCAGGTCGGTAAAATTTCTCCGAGCAGTATTTGCATCTCTTTGAAATGAAGGTGAAAAATTCTTTGGTCATTCAATCACTACTCCCTGATGGTAATTCCTGTCGGCCTTTTCTTCCGTCGTGGTTCTTTACGGGTAGGGGCAAATCATGTAGATTGTGCCACCATAGATTACAATACTGAGACAAGAAACTTAACGCTATGTATTTTTCTCGGCATACTGGAAAATCGGTGGTGAAAAGGGCTTCATATTGTATGCATTGCGTCGTTGGGTTGTGTATCTTCACCCATTCAGGGACGCGGTCCTTTTTCTTCCGTGGACGCACATGAATGTATTTGTCACACCATATCGTCGCTTCGCCTTGCCATTCTCCATTATGTTTGGAAATATAACCATAGAATCTTAGGGTGAAGTCTTCCGTCTTGTGGTGACCCTCGACTCTGTACACAGTAGTTCTGTTGTCGAAACTACATCTATGAGAGTATTTCATCTCCCAATTGAAAAGATTGCAATGACCGTCAGATAATCTACGGGTCCATCTTGTTGCCACAGCCTTAGCGAAGGTTTCGTTTTGTAGCCGTGACCCGGTCCTTGCATCAGTCATTTGCAATCACCCCTTACGAAAGTTATACATTTACGCGATACATAATTCGCCCATTGGTTTTTACTACCACCGTGTTTAGGGCAACAGGTTTCTCCAAATGAGGTAAATCCATTATCGGATGATATGCTCAAACCTTCTTTTGGGTCGCCCCAAAACCCTTCTTCCTTGCTATGCAATAATTCCAATCTTCTGTTCATCACAAACATTGGCTCGGCATCTCCGGGGCATTCTGAACAATATGTGGATAATGTTTCGGAAGGGGTGAAGTGGTGTTCGATATGGTGTTCTAAACAGTAGTCACTTGTCGCTCTCCCATCTTCTCCTTCTCTGCCAATATGGATTGCCCTTTTTCTGCATTGCTTGTTTCCCTGAAACCACCCGGAGACATGGGAACATCTGACTTCGTGGTTCTTCTCAATTTCCATCATCAAAATCCCCTCCATTTTTCCATGCCTGTTTTGTGGCCTTGAGTCGAGCAGATATCTTGTCCCATTCTAGCGCTGTGAATGCAGCCCAAGCCCCAAAGTGGGCTCCTAGAAGCCAAGTGACCATCGGGTCATTAATCAGCGTGTAAAAATCGCCTGTCAAATATGCAAAGCCTAGCGGCACTACATACGGAATGGTGAATCCAAGTATAGCGGTCTCTGTCTCGTTCATTCTACCACCTTCTCTTTACCTACCTCTTGACCACAAGCAGCGCAGTAAGGCATATCCTCTTTAGCACCCAAATGTCCGTCTGTTCCAAAGCCAGCGTTGCACCATTCCTTCCCTCTGTCTGTATCAAACACAGGGGAGCATCTCATGCCATCAGGCTTGTATTGGTATCTCGCTACCTTGAACATAATCACCCCTCCTTATACACCTTATTAAACCCTACGAATTCGTGATTTATTCTTCTTCGTCGCAACCACACCAACAATTGAAACATCTATCTTCCCAGCAACCCAAACAGGCTTCCAAATCTCCTGTCGGAAACCATTCTTCGCATTCATCACATGCGGCATAGTCATCGCAGGGCGTGCCGTTAATTTCTACGGGGGCTTTTTTCCTAAATGTCGAATCTGTGACTACTATGTCAGGATAATCTGAGAACACAATCCCATTCTCCGCTAAATCTTGGTCGTCATCTACATCTACTTTCCCGTATTTTTTCACCACAGAAAAAGGCATGACCGCAATCTGACCGCTATCCACGCCGATTGTATCTCCGGTCAAAATACCGTCAGGTTTTCTATCGCTGAAATACCAACAACCATCTCCGCCGGGTGAATCGAAAATTTCTACTTCTGAATAAGCAGACTCGGGAAGTGAGTAACAAGGGTCTCCAACTAGAAACCTGTTATCGTTCTCGTTCAAATCACCACCACCGCTCATCTATTACCTGCAATACGCGTGCTATGGCGGCGCGTCGCTGTGCTGGGCCTAGTTTTGAAATTACATCGCCAATTTCTTTTAGCGTCAAATCTCCGATATCTTCTGACTCCGCTGCTAACTTCTTCTCAGCGATTTTTTGGGTCCGTAGGCCCTTTGCTGCCGCGTGTAGGATACGCCATTCTTTCGTGAAATCCGTCCCATGACCATTATGTTTCAATGTACTAACCATTTTCTTCTCAGAGAAAGTGCCACTAACGGTTTCTTCGTCGTCACCCTCTCTAATCTCACGGGTGATGGGAATTTCATAAACCGCACCGACAACATCAGCACCACATCTGCGCGGGAACCACATCTCTACTGCTTTCAACCCGTTCTTTACGGCATCGTCAAACTCTGCCCATGCGTGTATAATTTTTCCATCTCCGTTTTCTCTTTGACCGAGATATACCCAACTTTCTATTTTTTCTGTCATTTTTTCACTCCTTAAATTTTGAATCTGATTGTTGGTCGCCCTTCATTCTTGAAATTCGCTGGGTTTTTATTTCTTGGTTTTAGGGGCGCTGGCGCTTCGTCTTTGCAGCATCTACCCCACTTTTTTCCATCAGCGAAAGCAATGAATTTTTGGCCCTGCTTACCACAATTACCACAGGTGCCGCCTCCGATTGAATTCATCTTTTCCTCACCTCTTCCTCGACCATCTCGGTGACCATCTCGGTGAAGAACGGATTGTCATAGTACAACACTTCTTTCCAAAGGATATTTTCGCTGGGGATATTTTCTTCGGATACGAATGACGCGCTCTCGTCCTCGACTCCGAGCATTTGGGTTAGTAGAGGCGAATGGTCAAGACCTAGCCTCATCTCCGACGAATCTTTTCTGAATGGAATGACCAGTATTTTTGATGCCATAGGTTTGCATAAACAAATCCACCGTAGAGAAGTTTGTGGTTCTGTGGAAGCATACAATTCTCCGAATCGGGTGAGAAGCCCTTTTTCCATGATAGAATGTAGGTTCTCATAGGGTGTAGCATGATAGTAAGTGGTCATCGTCATTACTCATCATCTCCTGTGAAATCTACCTCAAACGGTGAATCTTCGTCGTGTGTGTGTACGCCCTTCCAATCTACTTCTCCGGCCTCTATTTCTCCGGCGTCTATGAGTAACTGACTTTGGTATCCAATCAAGTCCCAAATCTCCTTACACTTCGGGTTCGCATTGTGAGCCTCGACGGTATCATCGGGGTTCAATTTGAGATATTCCTTCTTAAGAAATTCACGGGTCTTTTTTGCGATTGACCTGATTCTCTCATGCCTGTATTTGGCACGAATGGTGAATGTGTAACCACTTTCGCTGTCGTCCTCATTCATCTTTTTTCACCTCACGAATTTTCATAAGCGAGCGCAACTCAGGAATGAGGACTTCGGTGGCTTTGAATACCACCACTTTTTCGCTCGGTAAAATTTCCTCATTACATAGATTACAAGTCAAGGTGACAGTTTCGGTTATGCATCGGTTGTGCCAACGATTTTGGTCTATTTCAAAATCGCCACAGGCACAGTACATCATTTTCCTCATCAGTCATCCCTCCTGATTATAGAAGAACCAACAAAATTGTCGTGGAATTCCTCGGCATCTTTCTGAGCCTGAGTCTTCGGTATGAAACTCAAGAAGTCCGCTAACCACTTGTGGTACGCTTCATGTGAGAGCATTCTTTTCTCTCCTATCCAAATAAAATCACCGTCAAGTTTTGCGGCGTCAAGCACTTCTTCGGGTAGGTCTGCACCCTCCCAATTACATGAGAGTCCCGGGCAATCATCTACTATCATGGGGTCCTCCCAAACTCATTTCCAAGCCTAACCCTTAGAGAACAATTTCCACAGATGAAATACTTAGTCGGATGCGTCGGCTCGGAGACCTGCGGGTCGCCACAGCGTATGCTGAGGCCCCGTTCTAGCGCTGTGAATGCAGCCCTTTCAACTTTGTAATTGGTTAGGATTTCCTTACCACAGCAAGCGCTTGGGTCATCAACCAACCAAACAAGTTTCTTCTTCGCCATCACACAGCACCTCCTGTACAGGCCAATTCGATACCGACAGGTCGGACTAGATTGATGATAGGCTGCGCGTGCATTGGGTCATCCGGTTCTCCGTGTGGTATAAACCGTGCCATTTCTCTAAATTCTGAGAGGGAATTACACCGAGGGTCGGACTCGTCCCGCCAAACACGCCAAATGTAATTGACAAGGGCTTCGGGGGAAACCGAGATACAGACGAAATGAACGACAACGCTAGCGCTAGGACAGTTATGCGGTCCTGTACATGGGCATTCTCCGTTCATAATCACCAATCCTCTTTCTACCTATTAAACCTTACGAATCTATGATTTATTTAATTTGTAACCTCTGTCATTTTTGAAAAAATCATCGCACCTTTGAAAAATCTACACCAGAAATCCAAGAGGTGAACATATCTCGGATGCGTCGCCTCAGTAGCGGTTTCGCATTTTTAGTGTGGAATTCTACGAAGGGTTGCCAAGAACCTCTTTCTTTCGTCTCCCAAAGAGTACGCGCAGGAACCCACTTCCAAACAATCATTTGGAGGTGGATTTCTGTTGGTGGAGGACCTGCACTTTTTGGTCGGCGAGTTTTTACGGGCTTAGGGGGTCTTCCATCAATCATACAAATCCCCCTCGTCGTCTAAGACCCCGTACCAATACTCATACGGGTTTTTATTTCTCTCGCGGATTTCTCTGACGCAATCGGTCAGCGTCTCGCGGCTCACACCCATTAATACTGACCCGTTACTCCCAATGAAATTAACCAGCGTCCACATTTTCGGACGGCGATTTCGTAGCCCGGTAAAGATGTCTGCATCGGGGACAGTCGGAATAATTTGAATGGTGATTTTTTTAGCACTTAGGTTATTCAATTCATTACAATTGAAGAAATGGACGATACCATTTTCTGCTGCTCTTTTTTCAGTCAAGGTACTCACCGCCTTCGTCTGAAAGTGCTTCTTCGCAATCTTTAGAACAAATTCGGGGGCCGAATTCATACACCCCGTTCGCGTCTGTGTGTACATCTCCACAACAGTACGCGCACCGTCCGTCGCGCTCAAATTGTTCTTCAAGCCCCACGGTAAATTCCCTCCCCGATTAAATGCTTACGAATGTCTCTGAATCGGCATTCTCTGAATGATGTGTCGCGCTCTATTGGAAGCCCTTTGTAATTAACTGATAGAAATTCTTCCATTGAAAAGTAACCCCATTCACCGTAGGTGCCGTCCACGAATCCGAAGAATGTCTGCCGCTCGGGGTCCCATTCAGTCGCGTACCAAGTCCATGAGGACCACGGATGGAAATACTTGGCGACGATTATGACTCCGTCAGGAAATCTATCTTCGATTTCCTTAGCCTCATCCGTTGCTCGCCAATCTTGGGACCCAATTTCGGCAAAGCGACGCTCAAGTGCTTTGGTCATTAATTTCGCTTGTGGCATTTTTGTTACTCCTGTGGTTTCCGGCGGCTCCCGTGACAGAAGAAGCGGGTGATGAATGAAAAAACCCGTCGCCTTTTCCCTTTTTTACAGCCAAACGGTGTGTCCGTTAATCTCCCTAGGATATTGGGTATTGGGGCGAAATCACGAGAAACCGTTTCCGGCTCCTTGTGAGACAGCAGGGTCCACGCTTGATTGCAGCCGTGCGTGCAGCGCTACTCGGCAACCGAGAGTAAGCGCCCGTGATTTGGATAGGGGTTACCAAATATCCCAAACTTTCTGTTCCCGCATCTGTTAAAACGGTATGACCGCCAAAGAAGAAGTCGTTCTCAACGACAGCCAAAGAAGAAGTTGCCACTCTCTTCCTCAGTTGCCGTTGTTTTCAAATCTCAGTCAGTTAACACGACCCAATCCGCAGGGATGGCGTAGCAACCCCGCGGCAAGAGTTGGCTACCATCCACCAGCGAATGATTCGCAATGATTCTCCACCAATGGTATAATGGCCTTCTCTTTCTGCCTCAAATATCCATATGCATACTAGTATTTAAACCTTACGAATTCATGATTTATTAAAATTGTAACCTTATCCACGGGTTTAATAGAGACGCCTCTCTCTCTTACGCGGGGAAACAAGTGGCGCGGCATCCCCGGTGCGTAGGGTCATCAAGACTAAGGCTCATCAACAACAGGCCGCACCAAAAGTTCTACCGCAGAATTAGTAGTCGCAGGTAGGGCAGATATAGGAAGAAATCAGGTCCGGGTTTCCTATGGTTCCCTGACCGCAGCGGCGGCATGGAAGGGACGAAAATCTATGAGTCATTTTTTCTCCTATAACACCGTACATGCCTACCCAAAAACTCCCGATACTCTTTATCCCCGCATCGAGATAATCTCTCTTTGATTTTTTTGCATCCACAAGCGGGACAGCCTTTGCGTAGGTGATGATTGATATAGCCCGTCCTGAAATGGCCGCATTCCCATAATACTAAACCCAAATTTCTACCACCTAATTTACGCCATCAAGGAAATGATACTCATTAAGCCATCCACACACAAGACACATATCCCTTCTATGCTTTGCGCCTCTATGGTAAAACCATTCTGATATACAGTCAGGTTGGCCGTGTTTAGGATGGGGTTCGCAGTTAGGGCACTTGACTATGACCGTCGCATCGCATCGGCTATCTTCCTTCATATCCAGTACCTCGCGCCCTGATTGTATTCAATCGAGCGTGGGCGTATAGGGGGACTCAATATCTCTCTGATTTCAGCCATCATTTTTTCAGCGTCATCAGATAGATTTTTTCCACTTTGGAATTCTATGCATGAGTCACATATCGCTAGGTCCTGACAGTAGCATTCACTATTTTGTGTCATAGCCAGCCAACAATGAGGTAGTAATTAAACCTTGCGAATTCGTGATTTATTAAAATTGTAACTCTGCATTTCTTTGGCTCTCTTTTCTGTCTCTTTTTTCTGTCTCTTTTTTTCTAGCGCTGATTTTTTTCGGGCTCACACGCAGCCGCGGTGCCCGGTTACAATTTTGTAACCGCGGTCTCTCGGGCTCGCGCTCGGATTTTTTCTAGCGCTGATTTTTTCTGAGGTTACAATTTTTTCTAGGTCTAGATTGCAAGGTTACAATTTTTGAATTAAAAAAAGCCCCGCAGAATTTCTACGGGGCGAGGTTACAATTTTCGGTTACAATTTCCCGACAGGTTACAAAAAAAGGTGGGGGTCGAGGGGGCTCACCGTGTCGGCTTTTCCCCGGGCGAATTCCCGGGCACCCCCCCGACCTTATGTAATCCGCTCGTCACGGTTGCTCATGCCACTCTTTCGTAATGTACGGGCCTCGTCATTATCCTACGCGACCCGAATTTATTGCTTCGCGTGGTGCGGTCTGGTGGTCATTCAATGGTGCTTCTGCAACCCCATGCTGACCACGGCGTCTAGTGAAAAACGCCTGTCAAAAACATGTGAGCATACCTCTAAAGGTACATCTCAACTAGTAATTGATGAGCCTTAGTCTTGATGACCCTACCATCACGGAAGGCTGCTGACTCGTCGCGCTTGATGTTCGCCTTGCCAGCATTCTTCCCCGTACGGATGAGACGCTTCTCATGGTCCACATACTCGGTGAGAACATTCAGGGCCTGATATGCAGTACCCTTCATTTCACCGACAGTATTTGTGGCACGCTTCTTCATCGAATTCAATTCTTTGAGGGTGCGTGCAGAAGCGGATACCAACTTTCCGGCTTTCGGGTGCCTGACCTTTCTACCTTTCTCGTTGATTTCCCAATCCGGGTGGTAAGTGAGTTTCAATGCCTGTATGAAGAATTCGTCCATCTCTTTTTTCGTCATCTTGGTGACTACCAACTCGTTCATTTGCTCGCCCAATTTCTTGTGCCAGTCAATGCCCATTTGGAGCGCCTCTCTCGCGTCATCTACGCGATTAGCCGCCTGACTAGTGTGACGAATGTTGAAGATTTCATTCTCAGCGCGTGCGCCACCTAGAGCCATGCTCAAGGTGTTTTGGCAGACCACGCGCACGGAAGTTGGCATGACCTTGATTGCTCCGGTACCGTCGTGAGTATTGGTGAGTAGAATGTACAACTGACTTGTATCCTTTTCTCCCACAGTAATTTCGTGGGGGACCTTCATCAGCATCCATACTTTCTCTCCGTTCCCGAGGGCACCCGCGCACTCAAAGTTTGCCTCTTGGCTCTGAACCAGTTCGTCTAGGAACGCGAACGCATCGTGATTTTGGAAGGGTGTGTACACCTTCCCGACGGCCTTTCCACGCGTAAGCGCTTTAATATTACCGCCGTTTTTGTCCTCACGATATGTTACGAAGGTCGTCTCTAGTCCGGGTATCTCTTGGTAGCCCTCGATTACTGGGTTCATAACTCCAGTCTCGGGGTCTGTCTTCCGCCTGATGTTCCCGGTTGGCGTCCTTGCAAAGATAGGGGCTTCCGCCTTTACCTCTGTCGTTCTAACAATCCAGTCAAGATTTGCTGCCTCCATACATTCTTGCGAAGTCATCAGTCCGTCCACAACTTGACCGAGGCGATGCCACGGTGTTATGCCATTTCCTGATGCCATCTCATAGACTCCATCTGCATTCACAGATATTCCATGCATAGTTTTCAGTTTCTCCTTTTCCATGTCGGGTGACTGGGCTTCATTCTGAGGGTGCGTCTCACCGTGACGGCTTGACGCTGGCCCCCTCCCGAAATATCGCTCTCATAATTCTCAATCCCCGGGCCGAGGGAGTCCTCGTCCGAAGACGGCTCCCCCGGTTCCCTAAGAATCTGCACGCAATCCTGTCGGTGATTTCTCATTGCCGATGCCTTTTCTCCGTGCCGGAATTCAAGCAGTATTTTTCCCAGTCGGTTGTGTTACTGCTTTGGACTCGCGGGTCGGTATCGCAGGAGAGATGAGGGCTTATTAGTCCCGTCTTTTTCGCTCTCAGATATTCATATAAATAATACTATTTAAACCTTACGAATTCGTGATTTAATAAAATTGTAACCTCTATCTAATAAACCCCACGATAGAATTACTGTAATGCGCCCCCGCGTGAGCCTGTGTGATTTTCGCCCCTCTTAGAGAATGTATTGCGTCTGCGTCACGCGCTCGCGTGAGAGAGGGTCTGCTTTTTGTAACCTTTGATACTAGGTGTAGTAGAAAACACCTAGTAAATTTTTGTAACCCTGCCCCACCACCCGCCCTGCCCCCTTTTTTTCCTGTGCCCTGTTTTTCTGTTTCAGAATTATTTACAGTAGAAACTGGAACCGAGTTTGGGTTCGTGACTTAATAAAATTGTAACCTGATATTTGCCCCAGCGAATTTATTGTAACCTCTTTAGGCCCCCCCAAAAATCGGTGGTCAAAATTGTAACCCAAAATTGTAACCGTGTGTGTGGGTGAGTAACAGTTACATTTTTGTAACCTCTGAGGGTTACATTTTTGTAACTTCAAAATCGCTGTACTGCGCCCCTGCTTAGATTTTTTGTAACCTGTGCTGAATCGGTTCCGAACCCACCCACTAAATTCGGTAAATCGCCCATGAAGTTACAATTTTAGGGCAGTAAAGCGGTTTTTATTGTAACCTCAACTAGTTGATATCAGAATTGGGTCGGTTACAATTTTGTAACTTCTAAAGGTTACAATTTTGTGACTTCAAAACCGTTGTACTGCGAGCCTGTTCTGAAAAATTGTAACCTGTGTGCCATCAGTACCGTGAGGCCCCTGAGTCGAGCGGACAGCGGAAATGAAGTTACAATATGGGCGCAGTACCCCGAAAAAAATTGTAACCTCAAAGTTAACTGGCTCCCCGGTGTATGATTTCCGGCGCCGGGGGTTGAATATCGGAGTATGACTATATCAACCTGACGAAATCATGACTTAAAAAAATTGTAACCCCCAATACTTCGTGACTTAATAAAATTGTAACCTCAGAGTCACAATAATTAGTTACAAAATTGTAACCTACGATAGTACCCCGAAACATGGTTACAATAAATAATAAATCATGAATAGTGTTCCTTCATATAGTATAGACAATAGGCTAGAGACATGGAACCAAGCCCACACGCGGTAACCAACAGCACGCAAATGAATGACCACTACACTAACTACGGAGCAACAGTAGGTAACTGGAAATACTACACGGGAGCGTGAAACGATGTTGAAACAACTACTATTGAATAGAGGCCGAAGACTACTATTGAAAATACTGATTGGATATCGGGATTGGAAGGGACGACGACTAGAGAGAGAAGTAGTCATTGCCGAGACTAGATTGTGGAAGCACAGAATGAAGTATGAATACACCCCGTTCGCGGATTGGCCGATGGGTCCTGCTGGACTTAATATCCCCGTACGATGCAGCAACAGATTGCTTCCCGAAGCACTTCCGGAAGAGGCTGCTGTGAACAGTATTAATACTGTCCCGTTCAGCGACGCGATAGGCATCGTGACAGATAAGTATCATCCTATAATGACAAGGTTCACCAATGGCTCAACATTGAAGGAGGATAAGGAGTAAAACTCAACGGGGGGCGTCCTAATCGTGGGACGAAGGGGCGCCTCCCCATTTGCTCTCTCTTTTGCTCTTTCTCTCTTTTTTCGCCTCTTTTTTCACACCGATTTTGTAACCCAAAATTGTAACCGGAAATTGTAACCAAAAATTGTAACCTCCGGGTTAGTGCAGAAAATGCACCGATTCCGTAAAACTAGGTTCAAACCTAGAAATCGCAAACCGGAAATCAGAAGTTGAAAATTGATATATCATTACCGGAAACCGGAAATCAGGCTGCACAGGCTCGCAGTACCCCGAAAATAATTGTAACCTGAAATCGCTCCGAGCGGAAAGTGCCCGTACGCGCTGGAATCGCACATTCCAAATCATCGAATTATTGCGAATTACAAAATCAAAACCGTTGTACTGCTCCCTATATAGAAAATGAAATCGTTGTACTGCTCGTCCGCTCGTCAAAAAGTGTCCCAATTTTGCACATTTCCCGGAAGAAACTCAAAAATTTCCGGAATTCGGAACCGTTGTACTGAAAGCCTGTCAATAGTCAAAACCGTTGTACTGAAAGCCTGTCAGTTGAAAATATGGCTCGCAGTACCTCGATTCAAAATCGCAACAGGCTCGCAGTACCCCGATTTAGTGAATCGTTGGGTTGATAAGCAAAACCGCTCCACTCAGGCGCATGGAATCGTCCCACGATGACATTAATGGAAGTCCGACCATATCGGACATGCTGGAGCGCATGACTCAGAATCATGCAGAGGCTGCTCTAGCAGTATTGAACGACAACCGCCCACGCGGTGCCCAAGTGGTGCCTGTGGATGAGGTAGAGAACCTGACACCGATGATGATAGCCTTCTTCGGACTGGTTCAAACTATGCTCGGAGCATACACACTACCGCAATTGAAAGTGCTAGGACGCCGATTGAGGAAGATGGGATTCAGGTCGGTTAGGATATCAGGCAAGAAGGCCGAGATTGTCGCCAGTATCAGGAAAACGATTCACGGTCAGAATGCAACCTTCGGATTTACCGACGCTACGCATCCACCTATGCCGCTGGAAGTCCTGAGAGTTCACGGACACTATGGAACACTTGGTGAGACTGTCGGTGCCCGAGTCATCATTACCGATGCAGACGGCAACCGTAGGATTCACTTCAACCAAGAAATCATTCAGCAAGATGGATTGACACCCTCTGCGATTGATTCCCGAAACTGGGTCAATACTGGATACGACGCCGTCCACATGGTGGAGTCAGGTTCAATCAGAACCAAGAGAGGCGTCATGAAGGTCGGTGACCGATTCACCTGTGACAAAAATGCTGACTTCTATGCAGGACTGTCGAAACTCCCCGGCTGTACTACTCGTACCGGGATTCCTTCATTCGTCAAGGGTGACGGAACCGAGAGAGGCCGCGGAGGACATATCGAATCCGGCGTTTGCCCTACCTGCCACGGACCAGCAAAGACACTAGAGCAGAGACACGGAGTATCTACGCTAAACGCTCAGTTTGCTCACGCCATCGTCATTCGACCTGATGGCACTATCCCAACTAGCCGATGGATTGTTCCGAAGACCGGACAGGCTGACGCTCTACGACCTCAGAGAATCCGAGTCAAGGATACAACCCGACACGGACCGCGCAGAGTTACCGCTCAGATTGAGTCCGAAGGTGGCCGAGCATGGGAATGGGAACAAGTCGAAGTCACAGAATGGATAGGCCCGAGAATATCACCTATCCACTTGCAGAAGCGCGGCGGCAGATATGCTCAGAAGATTAACGGACGCACCGTTTGGCTGTCCGGGTCATTTGTCCGCGGCGAGTATCCCATAGAGACCGGCGGAACTGTACTAGTGTGGTTCTTCGTCTGCAATGCTAACCCATCAGACAGAACCCGATATGAAGACTACAATCCGGCACAACCGAGCCGAGCGGTTCAGGCTGTGCTAGAGGTAGCCAAGACGCAACCAGTCAAGAACAACAACAGCGCCAATGAGAACCTGTCAGAATACCTGTCAGGACTCAACGCCGCTAGGATTGGCGGAGGTGGGCTTTGATGCTCACCTTCGCCACCATCCTTTGCGCCATCGCCCTACTTGCTAGGACTGACAAATTCGGACGCAGGAAATCCAGCCGAGGCAGAGGCCGACCTCAGAAGGTCCGCCGCTGTGGATGCCCAACCCGACAGCACCGCGCAGACTGTCACCATGCCTTCACGACTGGCAAGACACACACCATCCTTGACGCAGAGAGGGAGAGACTTGAGGCCGAGGCAAAAGCGGCAGCAGTAGCAGAGCGAAACCGCCTAGCCCGGGCCGCTCATATTGCCTCGCTGAATCTAGGTCCGTGGGTACCTCTGCATGTGGCTCAGTTGAGATTCCGAGACATCGGCATTCAGCATATCTCACAGACCTGCATCATCTGCACCGAGCCTACCCGATATGCGGTCAGCCTCAGAGACCTGAGCCGCATTGATGAGTTGGTGCCGCTACTACCTCGGGTAGTGTGTGCCAGTTGCTCAACTGACATTGTCTCCGAGCATTCAGACTAGACCTCTGATGCTCAATCGGGTCGGGTCCAATCGGACCCGGCCCACCAAACCAACATTCACAGAGGCCGACAGGCTCGCAGTACAGCGATTCTGCTATGCCTAGATTCCCGGATTGGGAATCATGATATCCTCAACAGTAGTCAAACAGGCTCGCAGTACAGCGATTTCATGGCCAAATCAAGCAGAATTGAAAATTCAAATTGTGTAATCAACACTACTGACACACAGAGAATTTACCGATTCCGGGCCTTGGAAGGTACCATAGACGCAAGAGAATGGGTCCGAGGTACCAATACAGACCCTGACCTAATTTCAAGGCCTCTATGGTGCCTTTATTTGCTCGTTTTCGATTTGGTACCCTCTGCGGCTGGGTCCTCTGACGCCGCCAATCATTTCTAGTACCTCCCCACCGTGCTACGGCAACCACCATTCAAAATTTCTTACAAATTTTTTGACAAGAGTTTTATATTGCACACATTCAAACACCACTACTGTCATTTTACACAACGCGGCGTACCTTGCGTGCGGAGGCTTAGTCCTCAGTCATTACCCCCGATGGCTCCGCAAACTTCCATTTTGTTTTACCACCGACGGTTTGTTTCTGTAAGCCGTATTCTTCTTCGTAACGGCGCATAAACGCCCCGGCTACACGGGCACTTACAGGAGTCCAAAATGAAGAAATGTCGCCGCTCAATTTAGGGGCTATTTCTTTCGATGTTCTCCATTCATTAAAGAATTCAGTTTTGAGTAATTCTTCTAAGTGTTCTTGGATAATGTACTTCCTTTTCTTGGGTCCATGTCTTCTAACCAAAGGATTTTGGCGATTAAACTTCTTCTTCAATCAAAACCCCTCCTAGAAATTGCTTTGCCACCTAAACCCCGTGGTTTTCTAGAAAGACCGCGAGACCCACCGGACCATTCGCCCTTTTCGGCACTTTTCATCACGACGGGATAATCAGGAGTTTTATGTTGAAATTGGTCCATAGCATGTGCTAAAGCCATCACACAATCGTTATGTCTTCCCAAATCTTCAATCAACCCCTCTTTCCAAGCATGAGACTCCAATTCTTCAAGAATCAGATTTACCATGTTACGAGTTTCATGGTCACCATAGGGAAACATTACTAACTCTCTTTCAAACCATACACGAAGTCTATTTAACAACCCTTGCTTTAGCGTTCTATTACTTACCTTAGATTCACGATAGTCAATTACCCCGCCCTTCTGTTGTAGCAAAGTTTCATACATTTGTTGAAAACCTACTGACTCAACAGCAAACGCAGGAGTACCATAAAGAGTATTCCATTCTAAAATCATATCAGCCTGTCTATCGGGGGGAAAATCATTACGCCTCCACATATTAACAAAGTGAATATAACCATCTGAGTCCTGTCGTAGAACAATCATAACAGAAAAGTCTTGTCCTACACCATGCGCGGGGTCAAAGCCTATTGAATACTTAGATTCATGAAATTTCTCCTTTTCAATGGAAGCATCCATATCCAAATTTTTACGAGTAAGATTTCGGGGATAAACGGCGGCTTCATCATCAACTACTCTACATAGATACTCCTGTACAAATGATAATTCACCCATAGCGGTCTTTTGTTCAAGAAGGAATGATGCAGGTCTAAATTCAGGCCATAACTCTTTAAGTTCAATAGATGGGTCAGCCTTATAATCGTCCCAATTCAAAAAAGCAGACCATGTACCCGATTTCCAAGTCTCATTCTCTAACATTTCCGTATGGTACAAATCTAGCATACTCATTGGAGTACCAATAACATAAATTGAAGTACCGGGACTCAACATAGGTGTAATTTTCTTTCGGAACCATTCAGCGATATTTTTCATATTCATTTCGCCTAAATCATCGAGTACATCGTCAAAAGCGATACAAGCAGGATGCTCACCACGAATAGCAGCCCCAACACTAGTTGCACGAATCCAAGCACCATTAGTAAATCGTAATTCTAACTTATTACCACGCTTAGGGTCAAGATATCTAGATAATTCAGGATGGCGCTTCATATCTTCTCTAATTTCTTCAAGACGGCGAGCAGCCAAGTCCTTACTCGCTGAGAACAACCAACAAGTAAAGGGTTTATCACGCCACTTATCAAAAAGAGCATGATGAAGTAATTTGACTCTTAGTGTAGTAGATTTACTGTGGTCACGGGGAGCAATAACACAAACTCGATGAACCTGCACATCACCTCGGGCTCCATACATCTCCATCCATTCACCAATATGGTCACCCCAAGTATAACCAAGCCAACGATAAAAATAGGAAACATCGGTACGAGACCTTTCCATTGAAAGATTGACATTAAGAGACAGACTAACCACCCTTAATTACTGGTGCATATAGACTTCCTATTACCCCTTCTTGTTTATCTACCAAGAAAGCAAAAATCCCCGGGCGATTTGTGAATGCGTGTTTATGATGATAACGGTCATGACCCGATAAGGAAGGTAATTGAATAACAAAACAACCACCAGTTTCTATCATATGCGTATGGTGCTTATGACCACTAAACCACATCTTATTCTGACAAGAGCCCCATTCATGTTGTTTTTCATTAGCCATCACTACTGGTAAGTCTGTACCTTTAACAAAATCACCATGAGTAAAACCTAGTAGATTATTACCCCATGTTACATACTGTCGTACCTTCGGAGAAACGCTTACATCAACATCTTCACAGTTTTCATATACGGCCTCAAGGTATATAGCCAAAGCCAATGCACTATACCTATCATGGTTACCATTCATGAAAACAATTTCAATTGGAGCAATACCTCTAAGCATTTCAATATGCTCCCGCGCTAACTTACAGCCACCCATTAAAATTTGTGCAGGGGAACCCGCCATATCTTGTGGTGTACCTTTAGTAGTAGTACCGTGGTCATTATCAACATGGAACCAATCAGAACCCGTCGCTACAATAATTCTTTCAGGTCTAGAAGGTAATCTAGATATTAGAGCCTCAGTCTTTTCGATTAGACGATTTCGTGCTTCATCAAACCCGTACTGTTCACCAGTTTCAAACTCCCAACCATATTTACCATAATGAAGGTCAGTCGGAGAAATTACTAGTGCGTATGGGTCTCCTTCTTTCATTTCGACATGTTTTGCTTCGTGACTTAAATCACTTTGAGCAACAATCTCTTTGAATTCAGAAAGTAAATAGGAATCCATTTCACGGAATTGTTTTGCCTCTTTCTGAGTCATAACCCAATCTTGCTTTTGAGCATCTACTGCTATTTTCCGTCTTCGTTCAAATAATAATAACTCAGTCAGAGACTCAGTATCATTTTCAAGGACTTCTTCGTCAGTAAAGGGGTCCATTTTATGACTCCATCCATGAGCCCGAATGTATTGCCTTATCCACGAAGAAGGAATTTCAAATTTAAGAGCCATTTCATCAGCGGTCATCCCACCGGAAGTATCAGAATACGCACGACGCATATTTCTATGCATCTCACCATCAATCTTCAAAAGGTCATTTATTGTATCAATCCATGTCAAATACACATCTTCGCCTTTATCATAGTAAATTTTCATTCTAGAGATATCAGCAGTTATAGAATCCTCAGAAAATTCCACGCGCTCTATATGGAAAGTATTTCCCTTATTCACCCATCTTTGAATTGCTACTCTCCATGCCTGAACACTACGCGCAGGTTCAACTTCATGTAAATATCTAGCAAACTCCGAGTAATTACCAAAACCTTTCTTTGCGTGCTTCTCGATTAAGTCAGTCCCCCCGACAAACCTTCTCTCTACCATTGCTAATAATCAATATCCTATGGTACATAAGCATTCGTTCATTTTGTACTTTTGGTTGCCCTTAGAAGAAATTACAGGCTTTCAGTATAGCGTTTTCCCTATTTCTTGAATTCCTTCAATAGTATGTTTCTGTTGGGGGAGGTTAATTCCCATCCTTTAGAAGAAATTGAACAATATAGCAATAGGCTAGCAGTACAACGATTTATTAGTTTTGTTAAAGTCCTAAATTATTGAAAAATATGCCAAAATAGTGCGAATGTTTATGAATCATAGGAAATTAGTAGGTAATATGGCCGAGAGGCGTAGATTTAACCTATTCCCGTGGCGCTCCGCTAAAAAGGCTCCCGAAGAACAAATTATAGAGAGAGAGCCGACAAATAAACCATTTACGGCAGTTGCTGGAATACCCGATATTGTTAGAGATACAGAAAGACTTCGTAGTGATAGTAAATTCGATAATGAGTTTGATTTGTATGATAGCATGTTGAAACTAGACCCCGAATTGAATGGGGCCGTTCGTGCAGTATCATTAACTGCTAACAACTACACGATTAATTATTCACGCGGTAAAAATGCTACTATTCGTGATGAAATTAGGCGCTTAGTAGAAGAAAACCTAGACTTTGATGATTTTCTTATTAATGCTATGAGAGGCTTAATGGTGTACGGTAATGATATCAATAAAATTGTAGGGAGAGAAGGAGAAGGAGTAACTTCGTTAATTTCGCTACCTGTGAAACAAGTTACTATTATTGACAAGCGTGGAGTTTTAGATTCTATGTTTGATGCCGGAGAAAATAACCCAATTGTTAAACCAACCCAATATCTACTAAGAGAGGGGACAACCGATGTACAGACTTTCCCAGCAGATGAAATGTTGCATATTAAGATTGATTATCGGTCAAATTGGTTTGTGGATAATAAGGGAAGAACCTCATATGGTATATGGGGGGCGTCTCGATTTACTTCATTGAAACAAGCAATTAGAATGAAGTATAATACAATGAATAACCGACTTTCACTTGAAGATGCTATGACCAAGCAATATATCACAATTGACCAATCTGCTATTGAGCATATACAAGACCCAGCAGAGCAACAAGAAAGATTAGTCTATATCATTGATGAAGTTATTTCTTTGTTTGAGGGATTAAGGGGCGACCAAATCCCAGTCCTTCCTCACTATGTTACATTACACCATGTAGATTTGGAAAATACGATGCCTGATAGTATGGGATTCTTAGATGCAGTAAATGCCGATATAGCAGCGGTACTTCAAGTCCCTAGAGTTGCTTCGGGTCAAGAGCGCGGCTCTACTTTCGCGGCAACATTTAATGCGAACCTTTGGGCAGTACAAGCCATTAGTCGTATGCATCGAATACTACATGATTCATGCATGAGATTATTTTCGCTTCATTTGGACCTATTGGGCGTCCCGCATAGAAAACAAGACCTACCAACATTAGTATTTGATACAATGGATACAGAAAGTCCTCTAAATCTCATGCAAAGAGTCTCGCTAGGATACACTAGTGGCATTCTAACATTGAATCAGGCTCTAGAAGAATTAAACCTCCCGAAAGCATCGGAAGGTGGTAATGACCGCGTATCTGACAAAGAGGCAACCACAGAAGAAGATATGGGCGAATTACCGCGTGAAAACAGCCAACCGGGTAAGAGCGCTGGAAATTAGTGAAAAACAACGGTGGAAAACATTCACCAGTCACTATGCATACTGAGTAATACGGTATGGGATTTTCGTTATCAGAAGGACTACAATGGCTACTTGAAGGTAATGATTTAGATGTGTGTTATGCAGAACGAAAAAATGACGGGGATATTGAAGTTCCGATTTGTTTTGATTTGACAGGAACCGATTATGTGGGTATAATTACAAGCCCCGAATTTGTTTTAAGTACATTTGTTTGCTTCCTTTACATTTATGCGACAGTCCTATACATCATGGGTTATAAGAGGTTATCCCATGCCAAGTCCGAACAAAGGAGAAAGCAAAGACGCATTCGTTTCTCGGTGTATGAGCGATAATGAAATGAATGGAAAATTCCCGGATAGAAAACAAAGATATGCAGTATGTAATTCTTATTTCTCTAAAGCAGATATTGATAAGTCGCTTGAGTCTGACAAAACAACAATGGGCTGCGGATGCAATAACTGTGGCTCTACTTCCGAAGCAACAGCGGATGAAGAAGAAGGTTACCCTCCAAAATGTAACGAAGGTTACGAAGTTAATGAAGAAGGTACCGCTTGTGTTCCTGTTGCTGTTACTATTGAATTAGAAATTGATGATTTCAAAGTAGTTGCTAATGAGAAGAATTATCACATTGAAATAAGTGGTGTAGCATTCCATGAGGGACTAAACAAGAATAATTGGGCTCTCACACGCGAAGGAGCATCAAGTGTAGTCGAGCAAATGATAGGTGCTGATATCACATTAAATCATCCTGACGCTAGCGAATATGGTTCAGGCTTTGATAGAAATATGGATGGAGGGGTAGATAAGTCCATAGTTGGTTATATTACTAGCGCCAAATTACTAGATACAGTAAATGGTGGCTGGGAAGTTAGATATGTTGGTACTGTTGTTAGAAGTGAATTATATGAGAATCTTGAGTCGGGTCTATGGACTCGTAAAGATTACGGAGTATCTATTGGTGGGTCAGGTATTCCAATAGAAGCAGGTGAAGATGGAATAATCTTTGGTGAAGATTTTACTTTTGACCATATTGCTATCGTACATAGGCCAGCATATGAAAGAGCCTCAATAGAAAAAGTACAGAAGGTTCTAATTGCGGAGGAAACAAACTCAACATTTATAGGGCACTCGATTTCTGCTAGGGACAACAAACCGGAAGTGAAGACCGTGTCGGACGAAAATGTAATGGAAGCAGTTGCAGAAACTGAGGCTGCTAATGCAGAAGAAATTGAATCGCTCAAAGCAGACTTGATTCTATCCCGTGCTAGGGTAAAGGAATTTGAGGATGCAGAAAATGCACGCGCAGAGTCTGAGAGAATGGCTCTAGTGGATGAGGCAACTGAACTTGGTATGTCAGGTCATGATGACCTTTCCTCTGATACTCTAACAAACCTTATCGCTTCTTGGCAGGAGGCTCACCCTGAGCCAACTCCAGTTGAGATGGCACCTGTTGCAGAGCCTTCGACTGTTGTTGAGGCTTCTGAGTCCACTTCCGCTCCACGCGCCGTAGTCGCTAACTTCCTAAACGGAAGAATGGTTGAATCCGATGAGGAAATCTACGAGCGATGCTGGAATGCTTGGGCTAAGGCATGGAACGGTACTCTACACGCTGATGAGAAGTCCACCATGAGAGCGCCTATGTGGGGAGATGCAAAGGAGTTGATTAACTAATGGCCTACGGAGAAGGAGCAGACCCACGAAACGCGACCCTTAAGACTGGAACAGTAGTCTATGGTCCCGGTAAGATAATGACAAACGATTCAACAAACAACACTCTTGACTTAAGTGCTACTACTGAGGTAGCACTAGGTATTAGTGCTGGTGATTCTAGCAGAACCGCTGCAAAGGTTCTTCAAACCGCAGCAGGTGCAACAGTTTCCTACTATCCTCTTGGTGGTGTACTAATGGTACAGTCAGAGGCCGCAGTAACCTACACAACCGGACAATTGGTTTATGTTGGTGCTAGTGGCTTGGCTACTGGTACTGCTGGTTCTAACAAGAAACTAGGACGATATGTTGGAGAAGGCGAAACAACCGCCGCTCTTGGTGCTAATGGCGCAGGTGATACTACCAACACAGAAGGTACAATGATTGCCGTTGCTACGCAGGGAGCAGAGATTGCTTGAGGTGATTAAGAATGGCAGCACAAACTTTGGAACAGATACTTAATGTGGAGGCGGCTGCTGGCCCCTTCTCGACTGGAGATGCAGTATTGGAGCAAACCCTCCGAGACTTCATTCAACTACAATCAACCACAATCGCTGTTGGTACAAAGGTTATCGGTATGCGAACAGTCGGTTGGCTAGATTTCAAGTGGTACACAGGAGTACAGGGTACTTTTTCATACCCACTCGATGATAACGCAATCACCGACCCTACCAAGATTGGTACTGAGTCCTACTCAACCAAACTCAACAAGGGTCAGGGTAGAGTTACTTTCCTTGACAGCGTAAGACTACGCGGTGAGTCATGGGAGAACATTGACAGGCAGCAGATGGGAATTATCCGCGCTCGCGCAGACAAGATAGACAACAAGATTCTATCCGACCTATATGCTGGTGCTGGTCAGTCTCAGGCAGCAACAGCCACCTTTGGCTCTGCTACTGCTGACGAGGAAGGAGATATCCTAAAGTCAATGGACCTAATCTTCGCTAACGCTCGCGTCTCGGGAGACGAGCCAATGGCTCTAATCCTTCCAGCAGACAAGAGAAGCGCTATGCTAAACACACAATTGTTTGGAAATGTTGTCGAGTCACTACAAGCCCACTTGGGTCGCGTGGCTAACCTCACAATCTACTACACCCGCGACTACGGAACCAGTAGCGCACTCGGAAACGACGCTCTGCTTCTAATCCCGGGTTCGGAAACTGCCGAGTTCTTCCAGTACAACGGTCCCGGTTTCCAAGAGACCGAGATGACAAGACTTCCGGGTGTTGGTTGGGATTGGCTCCTAACTTCCTACTTTGGTTCAGTTATCCACGAAATGCAGGACGGAGCGGCTTCGGGCAAGAATAACCGAATCGTGAAGATTACTGGTGTGCGTGCTTAGATAACTGAATTGAATAGGAGAGATTAGAAATGTCAATTACTCAGAACAGGAAGATGCAGGGTTTCACCCGTGGAATCTATACGGCTGTCTCAGCAGACGGTGGTACTGGCGGTGTTATTCCGCTCATGTACAAGATGACAACCACGGCTGGTGCTACAAACAGTCAGACAATTACTCTAGATAGAGCCTTTACCGTCACAGACGCTTGGGCTGTTCTTGTAGGTGGTGGTGGTACTACTAGCGATACTTACCAACTATTCAATGATTCAACTGCTTTAAGCGATGCTGTTTCAATTGCTTCCGCAGGTGACGCAGACATTGTTAGAATAGGCGAAATCAATGACGCAGTATATCAGTTTTCAGCCGGGGGCACCTTGAAGGTAACGGTGACTGATGGTGGCGGTTCAGATGTACCCTCACTACTTGTATTCGTCCTCGGCTATGCAAATGCATAAGTCGGGTGAAGTGAATGACCAAGTTTAATGACAAGTTTATTGTCCTTATTGGTGCGCCAATTGTTCTAGCATGGGTACTCTTTGCTTGTTACATTATTTGGTCAGGAATGCATAACAATGAGGTTCTTGAAAATCTTGATGGTTACACTACATTAATTGCTATAATTGGTGGTCCAGCGCTACTTATAATCAAAGACGCGCTTGATATGTGGAAACAACAACAAACTGCTGAAATTCAATTGATTCCGATGAAAACAGACCATGCTCAAATGCTAGTTACTGCTAGAAGAAATCACGAACTAATGATGGAAAGATACGAAACTACTGGTACTGAGCGATTTTCAACGGAGGAAGATAAGTGAGTAAGCCTACAAAATCTTCCCTTTCTAGTAAATTGAGAAAGGCTGGTATTCCTATTCCTAAGACCGCTAGTATTGCAGATATGCAGCACAGACTAGACCATTGGATTCCCGGAGAAGGATGGTTAGTTAGATTGCTTCGTGCTTCTTCTAGAATGCCTGAGCATCCAATATCACTTCTTTCTGATAAGGATACTATGTATTGGATTCCTAATAGCCAAATGGCAAAGGAGATTATTGAATCAAGACTTGTACTAGTCGTATCACGAACGGCCAAACCTTCAAACGACGCAACTGTTGTTGATGTACCAAGAGACTACGCGGAGCGTTGGGGAAATGGCAGTAACGACAAGTCAAATTCGTGATATGCTGAATAGACCGAGAGGTCTGAATGAAGGCACTATCAGCGAATATATCACAATTAGAGAGGCAGAAATAGCCAAAATTAAGCGTAAGGCCGATTATGTCGGTGTAACTTCAAGTAATGCTCCTAGTGATACTCTCGTTGATAATGCTGTCAAATTTATGGTTTGTGTAGATTGTTTGAGAGTTCTCATTGATACTATTCCTACTTGGGTTCCTGAAAAAGAACAGGGGACTCAAGATATAAGATACCAACGGCAACTTTTGTCGTTTCAAGAAGCAGCGGATAGAGTTCTTGATGAAATAGCGGAAAAGGGCGGAACGGCTTTCTCAGCGAAGGCTACTGCTACTAGAGTGGGCGGTACAGCAACAGGAGGCCAACTTGCAGGTTCGTTAGATACAGATACGGATTAAGTGAGATATATGGGCGAAGTTAAATGGAGTGGAGCAACTAGCACAGACCCTGATACTACTTCTAATTGGAGTACAGGAGCGGTACCTACTTCTTCCGATGATGTAATTTTCGATTCTACTTCTGATGGTAATAGAGACTGTAATCTTTCTCTATTTGCCTCACAAACATTTACTTGGAAAAGTATGGAAGTTAAAAAGGATTTCACTAAATCAGTAATTTTTGGTGGAAGCACCGTATTGACCATAGATACAGGAGGATTAACTGTTGCTAGAGGCGCATGGTTAGATGCTAGCGCATCAGGAGGAAAAATAGCATTTACTGGTGCAGCACCATTTACAGACAAAAATTCCTATGGTTCAAATGGTTCTTTAGGGTACTACATTAAAATTTTAGGAGCAGACTCAAATGGCGTATCAGCACTAGACGACCCCAATAATAATAATGGTATGTTTAGCGGTAGTAGTAGCGCTTCTTTAATTGACAATACTACTACTGCTACCGATACTCCTAGAGGAATGGTAACTTTTCAATTTACCCCGCAACCTTCTGCAAAACTAGCATTTATGAATGGTGTATATCCTAACATCATAATAGTAAATCCATCAAGCGGTACAGCAACTATTTCCCCAACATATTTCTATACTTCATATGATATTACACAAAAATACACTAGAGAACATGATAATAAATATGGAAAAGTTAGATTCAGAAATTTAACTATTCCCTCTAATGTTACTGTGTCACCCGCTAGTAAAGAATTCAAGGACTACAATGCTGTGTATGAATTGGGTGGGTCTCTTTCAATTAGTAGTAGCACTTTTGATTGGGGTTATTCCACAGTAGAGTTTTTACCTGTTGCAAGTACAGCATACTTTCCTGTTAATGGTGAAACAACCTATGGTGCATCCAAGAAATTTAATGCATCTTACTATAATGTTGTAATTTTACCCGGACCTCAAAGTAACTATGCATTCTATATCCGTGATGGAATGGTACTATCTTGTAATTCTCTTAGAGTTTTAGGAGGAAAAATTTATGCTTCTGCTAATTACGGAAGTACATCTACCGCAGAAATACATACTATTGAAAGACCCGAAGTTACAGGGGATTGGAATTTTCAACAAATCGCAGATGGGATATACAGAGCGAGAGGTACTACCCCTAAAGCGGGTGTTCCTTCCGGTGGTACAGGACAAGAGTATGTAGAGGCCGGAAGTATTCTCTATGGTGACGGACATAATGCACTAACGAAACTACCAATTGGTTCCGCAGGACAAGTCTTAACCGTCAGTAGTGGGGCTGTTCCTGAATGGACGGCGTCATCAACAGGGGGTTCGGGGTGTGGACTTCTCGATATAGGGTCGCTTACCAACGACCAAGATGTAACTATCGAGATGGGAAATTTGGTATGTAGTAGTTAGGGAAGGTGAAAATGTTGAGCGAGGAAGAAGTAGAAAGAATTGAAGCATCAATTATCGAAGTCATTAATACTCGCGCAACAGAATTGCGCCAATTAATGATTACAATAGGTTCTATTATTGCTTTGCTTATGCCAGCAGTAGAAATGTTTGGTGTGATTGACCTTACTCCTTACGGAGAAGGCGACGACGAATGGATAGGTGACGATGATTGGGAATGGGGAGACGACTTTGAATGTGGTGATGGAAGCATTATTCAGTCTTCTTTAGTAAATGATGGGTATAGAAACTGTCGTGATGGTTCAGATGAACCGGAAGAAGAAGTTGAAGAAGTTGATGGTAATAATACTGTAATACTTCCTAAACAGGGATGCACAGACCCCGATGCGAATAATTACGATGTTGAAGCAGAAGAAGAAGATGGGTCATGCACATATTATGGAGATGAGCCAATTCAAGGATGCACAGATGAGAATGCCACTAACTATGAGTCTTGGGCCGAAGCGGATGATGGTTCCTGTGAGTATGAAGATGATAATGACATACCGGAAAATTGTAGGCCCGATATGTGGGATGCATATTATGACTACGATGGCGAAAATATGACTATTACTTGGGATGCTGACCTTACATGTAATAATGCACCACACAACTTAACTCTAATTTGGACTTTCTATTACAATAATACTACTACCAACGAAACGGGAGAATGGACTGGTATTCAAGAAATGATGACCTATGAAACCTACTACCAAGATTGGGATTATGTAAATATAACAATAGCAGTTCCAGCAGGTTACTATGATATCTTCGGTACATTTGGATTTAATGATACTTACTATATAGCGGTAGATTGGTTCGGTGTACGGGTGGAATAATGGATGATGAAGGGGTTTGTCTTGATGCGCCACCTCTAATGTTATGGATTTTGAAGAAAATAGGAGCGCTGGTATAATGTGGGAATATAGAATTAAAGTCATACGGGTTGTTGATGGGGATACCATAGACGCACGCATAGACTTAGGATTTAAGGTTCATATTAATGTCAGAGTTAGGGTATATGGAATCAATACCCCCGAAGTTAGAACTAGGGACTTAGAAGAAAAGGCCCGTGGAAAGGCCGCTTCCAATAGGATGAAAGAATTACTCAAATTAGCAGATGATGTTTCTGTTAAATCATTAGGTGTAGATAAATTCGGGAGATGCCTCGGTATAGTAATGGTTGAAGGGGGAGGAAGGAAATATAGTGTGGCAGAACAATTGATTAAGGAAGGACACGGCGTAGAGTATTTTGGGGGTAAGAGATAATGCCGCTTAGTAATAATAAAAACCTGATTACAGGAAGCACTTCCGATAGAGCGGGTGTAACTCCCCTTAAAGAGCAAATGTTCCTTGATACAGGAGGGGGGTCAGCCGCTAATGGTGTTTTTGTAGGAGATGGCTCTACTGCTGGAGGCCATGCACTTGATGTTAGACCAGCAACTACTAAGACAGCAGATTATACTTTCGTTCGTGGAGACGAAGCGTTACTATTAATAATGAATTCTAGTAGCGCAGAAAATGTAACTATTCCCCCTTATTCTAGTGTTCCTTTCCCCACCGATAAGACGGAACTTAGAGTCTTGAATATGGGAAGTGGAACAGTTAGTATTGTTGGTGGTTCAGGAGTAACTGTTAATGGTACTACTACAACTCTAGGTCAATATGATAAATCATATCTAAGACATACATCTACACAAGATACTTGGATTGTCTATCAAAATAACGCTACTGGTCCTACTGGACCTGCTGGACCAACCGGACCTGCGGGACCTACTGGGCCAACAGGCCCAACAGGACCAGCCGGACCTACCGGGCCGACAGGACCGGGTGGGCCTCCCGGCCCTACTGGTTCGACTGGCCCGACTGGACCTACCGGACCCGATGGACCTGACGGCCCAACTGGTCCTACTGGACTTGGCGGACCAGCGGGTCCAACTGGTGCTGCCGGACCTCCGGGGCCTACTGGCTCGACTGGTCCTACTGGACCAACAGGACCAACAGGCCCTACTGGACCTAACGCTACTAGAGCCGGACCTGATTATGTATTCTCTACTACAACTACTGATTCAGACCCCGGTAGTGAAACATTTAGATTTAATCATGGAACTTGGGCTTCAATAACTAAAATTTTCATTGACGATAGTGCTTCGTCAGGGGACCAACAAGCATGGTATCGTACTTGGGATGATTCTACGGATACAACAAAAGGATACCTAACCTTTGTACCGAGAGATTCTGAAACATTTGAATCAATTATATTTAGCATTACTGCGGTGACAGAGGCAACTGGTTATTTCAAAATTGATGTATCACCAGTTAGCGGAGATGTACCTTCAAACAGCACAAAATGGTGTCTATATTTTTCCCGTACTGGAAATGTAGGTAGTACAGGACCTACTGGTCCTACTGGTCCTAGTGGTCCAACGGGCTCTGCTGGACCACCGGGTCCAACTGGGCCTACTGGTCCCGACGGACCTGATGGCCCTAGCGGACCTACTGGCCCTACTGGTGCTGGAGGACCCCCGGGACCTACTGGTCCGGGAGGACCAACTGGTCCGGCAGGTCCTACTGGACCGTCGGGTCCTACTGGTTCCACAGGCCCAACTGGGCCTACTGGCCCTACTGGTCCAGCAGGTTTTGACGCTGGTATTCCATATCAATTTAGCACCAGCACTAGTGGAGACCCGGGTGCTGGAAAGATACTATTCAATAATTCTACAATGGCTAGTGTAACAGCCATACATCTAGACGATACTGATGAAGGAAGTGTAAATGTTAGAGATTATCTCGCTACATGGGACGATAGTACCAGTACAGTTAAAGGATATGTACATGTAATTTCAAGAGATGACCACAGCGAGCAATGGTTTGGTACAATTACTTCAATAAGCCAACCATCAGGATATACCACATTAACTGTAAGTCATCTTTCTAGTGGTAATACAATAGAAGCAGATGATGATGTCTCAGTACAATTTTCTCGTTCAGGGCAAAAAGGAGATACTGGTTCAACAGGACCATCAGGACCGACAGGTCCAGCAGGTCCTACGGGCCCATCGGGACCTACGGGTCCAACAGGTCCTGATGGCCCTGATGGGCCTACCGGACCAGCCGGAGGAACAGGACCAGCAGGTCCACCGGGTCCAACAGGAAGTACCGGAGGGACAGGCCCAACAGGACCTACTGGGCCTACCGGACCTACGGGTCCTGATGGTAATTTTGGCGGTGCATCTTTCAAATATGATTTCGATACTACTACCACAGATAGTGACCCCGGTGCAGGAAAAATTAGACTAAATAATGCTACTCAAAATACCGCAACAGCCATTTACATTGATGATTCAGATTTAGACGGAAGTGACATTCAATCTTTCATGCGAACCATTGATGATAGCACAAGCACAATTAAGGGTCATGTGAAAATTAGTAATCTAACTGACGCCGGACAATTTATCATCTTTAGTATTTCTTCTCTAGCAGAAGATTCGGGATGGTTCGATATAACTGTGAGTCCAATTGACTCATCTGCGTCTAGTCCTTTCTCTGCTGGAGAAGATGTAATAGTAACCTTTGCTAGAACGGGAGATAAGGGAGATACAGGAGCCGCTGGCCCTACTGGTCCCGGTGGACCTACTGGCCCTACTGGTCCTGACGGTCCCGCTGGCCCCACGGGTTCAGCAGGTCCTCCCGGTCCAACCGGACCATCAGGTTCTAGTGGACCTACGGGCCCGACTGGTCCAACAGGACCTACTGGACCAACAGGACCAACAGGTCCCGAAGGTTTAATTTGGGAAGGAAACTGGGCTACTTCCACCTCATATACTGTTGATGATGCGGTATATTATACCACAAATGGTCAATCATATATCTGTATTCAAAACCACACATCTTCGGGTTCAATTCTACCAACTAGTTCTTCCTATTGGGACTTATTAGTACAGAAGGGAGATACAGGCCCAAGTGGACCAACAGGTCCAAGCGGACCAACTGGTCCTACGGGTCCAACAGGTCCTGATGGAGACGATGGAGCAACAGGGCCTCCGGGACCAACTGGCTCCGCTGGTCCTACCGGGCCTACGGGACCTAGTGGTTCGACTGGCTCCGCAGGTCCTCCGGGCCCAACTGGTCCTAGCGGAAGTAGTGGACCAACTGGTCCAACTGGGCCTACTGGACCTACCGGACCTACTGGTTCAACAGGATACAGGGGAGGGGCGCTTTACCAATTTTCTACAACCACTACTGATTCAGACCCCGGTGGAGGAAATCTGAGATTGAATAATACTACATTTTCATCTGTAAGTAAAATCTTCATTGACGATGCAGATGATTACGGAACAGATGTACAAGCGTGGTTAAGAACATGGGATGATTCAGATAGTACCGTTGAAGGGACTTTGGTTCTACAATCTGCTGATGGTACTGATACTTCACTAGGTATATTCCAAACAACAGGAATCACAGAAGCAACAGGTTACTTCAAGATAGATGTTACACCTATTTCGGGGTCAGGAGACCCACCATTTAGTGATACTGAATACATAACTGTTGAGTTTTCAAGAACAGGAGATAAAGGAACTACTGGTCCAACAGGCCCTACTGGTCCTACTGGACCATCAGGACCAAGCGGAAGTGCTGGTCCTCCCGGCCCCGACGGACCAACTGGACCTTCCGGTCCGACGGGAAGTGCTGGTCCTCCGGGTCCCACAGGAGCAGGGGGTCCTCCCGGTCCTAGTGGAAGTACAGGGCCTCCCGGACCCACAGGCTCAACAGGGCCTGACGGTCCCGCTGGACCAACCGGACCATCAGGAGGAACAGGACCCACAGGGGCTACTGGCCCTGCTGGACCAACAGGTCCTACTGGTCCTACCGGACCCGATGGTAATTTCGGTGGGGCTACATTCAAGTATGATTTTAGCACTACTACAACTGTTTCTGACCCCGGAGCAGGAAAACTACGGTTGAATAATGCTACGCAAAATAGCGCGACAGTTATGGCAATAGATGATAGCGACCTTGATGGTAGCGATATCCAATCATTTTTGAGGACTATTGATGACTCTACTTCTACAATTAAGGGTCATTTCAAACTATCAAACTTAACAGATGCTGGTCAATTCCTCTTATTCACTATTTCTGCTATAAGTGAGCAAACAGGATATTTCCAAGTTACGGTTTCAAATGTAGATTCTTCTGCTTCTTCACCATTTAGTGATGGGGAAGATATCATAGCGACATTTGCTCGTACTGGTGATAAGGGCGATACTGGACCCACAGGGGCTAGTGGCCCTGCTGGACCAACAGGGCCTAGTGGAAGCGCAGGTCCTCCGGGCCCTACGGGACCTACGGGTCCTAGTGGACCAACAGGCCCTGCGGGTTCAGACGGTAGTGATGGTTCAACAGGACCAACAGGACCAGCAGGTCCTCCCGGACCGGATGGTCCCGATGGCCCCGCAGGTTCAACAGGCCCATCAGGACCCCCGGGCCCCACAGGAAGCGGTGGACCTACGGGACCAACAGGCCCTACTGGTCCTACTGGACCTTCGGGCCCTCCGGGTCCATCAGGCGGGTCAGGTGGTATTGGTGATTTAGATGATGTATTGATGGATGCAACCAATTTCACAGATGGTTTCCTTATTCAAACCAATAGCGATGGTTCAGCACCAACAACAGGAACCCTAAGTAGTGCAAATGAAAACATTGGTCTTGGAAAGAATGTATTCCAAGACTTAACAAGCGGAGATTACAATATAGCCTTCGGTACAGATACTGGAGCGAACATTACTAGTAGCAGTTACAATGTTTTGGTTGGTAGAGAGGCAGGTCAATATCTTACTACTGCTGCTTATCCTACAACAGCAGTAGGTGATAATGCTGGTAGATTCAATACAGGTGGTGGTAATACATTTATTGGTTATTCTGCTGGTAAAAGAGGGGTAAGTGGCTCTAGTAATTACAATACATTTGTTGGAGATAGTGTGGGTGCTGGTAATACAGGTAGTAATAATACGGCTATGGGTTATCAATGCTATAATTTGGGTGCAGGTGGCGCAGACAATGTGATTATCGGTTATTTAGCCGGACAAGACATAACTTCGGATGACAATGTAGTAATAGGTTCAAACGCCGCTAAAGAATTAACATCAGGAACAAGAAATATCGCTATTGGCGCACATAGCATGGATGCGGCTACAACAGATTCAGATAACATAGCAATAGGTTATGATGCTCTAGGTGGTGCTGTTAGCGGTGGAGAAAAGAATATCGCTATTGGAAGTTATGCCGGAGATGCGATTACTTCTGCTGATAAATCAGTATTGATTGGTTATGATGCCGGAACTGCAACTACAACTGCATTTGCTACTGTTGGAATAGGACATGAAGCATTGAAAACTAATGAATATGGCTCTCAAAATGTTGCAGTAGGAAATGAAGCGTTAGAGAACATCAACAACCATTTCAATGTCGCCGTTGGTTCTCAGGCATTACAAAATTCAACATCAGGTCTTGGTAATACTGTCATGGGGCATAATGCCGCCAAGAATAGTGGAAATAATGCCTCTTACAATGCTTTCTTTGGATATAGAGCCGGAGATGGGATGGATGGAAATTACAATACCGCAGTTGGAACAGACACTATGATGGGGGGTGCTTCTGCTAGTGGAGCAGATAACACCGCAATCGGAACATCGGCATTGAAAGTTCTTACTACGGGTTCGACCAATATAGCCATAGGACACGATTCGGGAGATAACATCACGACGGGTAGTAACAATGTCGTCATAGGTGCGGCTGATGTTACGGCTGATGCAGACGACCAATTGAAAATTTCATCAGGAGATGGAAGCCCTGTATGGATTGAAGGCAACTCAGCCGGAGTTGTTCTTGGGGCATTAACTCCTATGTTCTATGAAAGAAGTGATTTAGATACTAATGCGTATGATTTCCGTGTTCCAACTGTTCAAAGTTCTAGTGCTAATCCTAATGCATACCCAATGCCTTATGCCGGAACAGTATTAGCAGCATCATTCTTGTTTGCAGGTGGAACTATCAGTACCACAGGTAACTCAAATACCATTAGGGTAAGAAAAAATGGTGGTTCAAGTGGTGGCGATATTCAAGATTTCACTTTCGATGAAGGAGATTTAACTAACACAAACGGCACTAACTATACACTTGTTAAGACTGGACTAACTTTTACATTTAGTGCAGGTGATATTCTACAAGTGAAAAGAACAGCAGGTGCAACTGATTTGAATAGAGGTCAAGCAATTCTTTGGGTTAAGTACAATCTATGAGGTGATTAAATGGAATGGGATGAGTTAAGAGGGATTAGACAAGGACTAATGAAAAAGATGGATGTATACCAATTAGCAATTGTTTATGCAGGTCTAACTAATGCTCAACAAACAGAACTACAACAATACAGGCAAGATTTACTAGACTTGCCACAAGATTATGAAACTCCACAGGAAGCGTATGATAACATACCAG